TTTGTAATTGAAATGTTTACTTATTTGTGCGTGAGAAAACATAATACTTTTTAATTTTATATAATAGATGAGTGATATTATAAATCGTTTTAAAAATGTTTTTATATCACCTAAAAATTCAGATTATTTATTTAATATTATTATTAATAAATTAAGTCAAAGGAATATACATATAACAGAAAATTTGGAATTATATAAACAAAATTTTTTACAATTACAAGATATGATTTACAATGATAATTTTGTAAATATATATAATGATTTTCTTAATAAAAATCAATCTGTAAATTTAGAAGATGTTTTGATTAAATTAAACCAGATAGCTGTTACGAAATTTGAATTTATAATTTCTCAAAATTATATTCAAAATAATTATTTACAACAAATACAACAGAATGAATTAAAACAGAATGAATTAAAACAGAATGAAATAAAACAGAATGAATTAAAACAAATTGCAAACGAAAGGACTAATAAAAAAAATAATTATAAATCTAATAAAAAAAATAATGTAATAGTAAAAGGGGACAGGTTAGAAAAGGAAACAAATAAAAAAGATAAAAATACTATAACAGAACACAATAAGACTAAAATAAATTTTGTAAATTTTTTTTCAGATGATGCTAATTTTATTAATAATAAGTATGAATATGATATAAATATTGAAAACTTAAAAAGTATTTATCTTGAGTCGATAAATTTATTATATGATATGTATAACATAACAAATTGTAATAATAAATTTTATTTATTAGAAGGGTCGCATAAACATTTAATTACTATACCTATTGGATTTTATGTTATAGATAAATTATTAGAAATAATTACAAAATCTATAAATTTTGTGTCATTAAATAAAAATAATGATTACAAGTTTTTGATTTATAAGAATAAAATTAAAAATAAAGTTTATATAACCTGTGATTGGATTAAAACAAATAATGATAAAGATATAGATCAAAAATCAAAAGATAAATCTGTATTAGATTTTGGTATTATATTCGTTTCAAATAATACATCACAAAATAATTATTGTTTACGTGAAATTCTTGGGTTTGATAAAAACGAATATTTTAACAATAATATGTATATAGGAGAAAAATCACCTATTGAAAATATTTATCAAAATATATATTTTAAACTTTTTATTAATGATATAGAAATAGACCGTTATTATACAACAAAAGAAACTTTTACATATTATGATAAGATTAATTTTAATTTGCAAAGTAATTATGGTAATAAAATATGTCATATACCAAATTTAAATACACCATATGATATTGATGAAGAAATAGAAATGAATAAAATAAGTTTTCAATTTAATAATTCTGTAAATTATATAATAAATTTACCATTAAATTTTGATATAGTTATAGGATTTGAATATAATTAATTAATTTTTTAAAAGTAGTGTTTTATCATAAAATAATATTATTTATATAATGTAATGATATCTAATAAATATATTTTTATTAATGATAATGATAATTATTGTTGCGTTTGTTTTGAAACTTTTCATTTGATAAAACGAACTAAAGAATATTATACACAAAATATTTCAAATGAATTTAATAAAGATGATGATCAAAATACGGAAATTGATTTAAATGAATTAATAAATAAATATATAAATGATTTTGATAGAGAAATTGTTAATAATAGAAATGTAGATAATATGATACAAGAAATATTTGATAATACGATAGAAGAAAATGTAGATAATATGATTGAGGAAAAGGAAGATAATATGATTGAAGAAAATGTAGATAATATGATTGAGGAAATTACTGATAATATGATTGAGGAAATTGTAAATGATATAATTGAAGAAAAATTAGAATCGGATAGTTATTTATCTTTAAGTGATATAGATAAAGATATGTTTGACGATAATAAAATACCTAATGAATTATTGGTTAAAAGTTGTTGTAATATACATTATATATGTATTAGATGTATAAGAAAGATGATAAATAATTATGATAATCATCCAATAAATGAAAATAATTCGCATATTGCTTGTCCATATCCTTTTAAGGATTGTGTGACAAATATTGGATTTAAAAATGTTTTTAATCATAATTTAATTCGTAAGGTATGTAATACAGAAGATGAGTGGAATAATTATTTAGAACATTCAAATAGATATGCATTTCCAGGTTATACTATAATAAAATGTCCTATATATAATTATAGGACGGCATCTAATTGTAATACTGATATATTAGTTGAAAATATAATTTTAAAGACGGCTAATAAGGGTGAACTTATATTAGAATGTTCTCAAAATAATTCGTGTTTAAAAAAGTTTTGTTATTATTGTAAAGAAGTCATATACAATTATTATTCTATATGCTATACATGTAAAACAAATTATGAAAATGAAAGTCCAAATGTTTATAATTATTATTTTAATAAAAATAGTAATGTAAATTTGGATGAAAATACAAATGAAATTACAAATGATATAGATTCTGAAACATCAAATTCTACAATTGAAGAGAAAAAAACATATGATGAGTCTTCATATTTATTTAAAAATAATGAGATTACACGTGAAGAAGCTGTGAAACAGATGATAATGTTATTAGAAAATATAAATAATTACATGATATGTTCTATTTGTAAAAATAGTTTATATAAAACGGAAAAATGTAATGCTTTGTCACATCATAATTTAGAAAGATGTTATGCTTGTGGTAGAATTGGGTTTTTAGTAAAAGGATTAGGAGATCATTGGAATGTAGCTGGGGTTTCTGGATGTTATAGATTTGATCATGATTCGTTTATAAAAAATTTTGTGTCAGAATATAAATGTTCAGAGTATTGTTCAAATCATGAAAAAGGTGATTGTACTAATAATGAACATTTAAATGGAATAGAATTGTTAAATAAAATTAGAATTAAATCTTGTTTATTTCATGCTATAAATTCTTTATTACCAGAATTACGTTTTAATGTATATGATGATTTGTATAATTATTTAAAAAAGAATAAACTGGAATTTATTGAATTTTTACCTTTTAAACAAACTTTGATATTAGTATCTGTTTATAAGGAAAGATCAAGAGATTATATTGAACAAATTATTTATGAACAATTAAAGTGTGAGTATCCTGGAAACATAGAAGAATTTAAATTAGATAAATCTATATATATAGATGCACAGTTATATTTAGATAAATATCTTTTAAATAAAAATTTAAGAAATGAAGAAACAAGTTCTAATGGATCTTTAATTATATACAATAATGATAATTTAAATACTGAAACTAATATACGTATTGATACAAATATTGAAAATGCAAATTTTACAGATAATATTTTTCGTTCATTGATAAATATTGATACAGATAATTTTTTTGTAAATATAAATGAAATTAGAGAACAGGAACAAACGAATATAAATGAAATTATGGAACAAGAAGGAATATCTAGAAGATTTTATGTTCCTGAAATATCATTATATAATAATATGGAAAGAGTTGATGAAATTAACATGGATCAAAATAGAATTAATGAAACGACTGAAAGGACTATTAATGAAATTATGGAAAGTGATATAACTGATGAAATTATTGTATATAATGGTAGAAGTATTCGGCATAATAATTAATTGTTTTATTTTTTTTTAATAACAGCTTTGATTTTATCTTGTAAAATAAATTTTTTATTATGTAAAATTGATTCAGTTAATTGTTCTGATCGTTCTGAGTCTTTTAAATGTTCGTTAATTTTTTCCATTATAACTTCTTTTTTAAAAGTTTGTGATACTTTTTTAGAATAAAGTATTATTTCACCATCTTTTAAAGCAATACTATCCATATCATTTTCTGTCATATATTCTTTAATTTCGTTTTCTAATTTATCGATTAAAGTTTTAGTTTCTTTTTGTTCTTTTCTCATTTTTGATAATGATTTGTGTAAATCTAAATAATTTTGGAATTTTTGTTGGATTTCTGAATTCATTTATATTATTTATATCTATTTTTTAAAAAAATAGATATAAACGAATGGATAGTAAAATATTATTTAATTTTAAAAAAACGATTTTTATTACGGAATTCGCAAATATGTTTTGATATGTTTTTATTAATATGTTGATAGCATAGTATACAAATTAAATTATCTTTATTTTTTATATTAATTTTATTCATTTGTAATTTATTAATAAAAAATAAAAAATTAATTTAAAATTGTATAAAATTAATTATAATGTTTAGTGTGAAATATAAACCTACAACTCAAAAGTTATTATTTCATAAAGATATAGTAAATCATATTCGTAAATGGATACAAACTATAGAATACAAGTATGAAACTACTAAAAATGTTAAAGAAATATTGTTTTTAAATGGTCCTGTTGGTTGTGGTAAATCAGTTACAGTAGAATGTTTATTTAAAGGTTATAATTTAATTAATATAGATTCTGATAATTTGCGTAATAATGATAAACTTAATGAAACATTACAACAAATTGTTAGTTTTAGTAGTATAACTTTAGCAAATATTGATAGATGGAATCATAAAAATAAACAAGATAAAAATAATATTGTGTTTATTGATAATATTGAATTATGTGATCGTGGTATAGAAACATTTGTAAATTTAGTTTATGCAAGAAATATAAATGTACCTATAATTTTAATATGTAATACAACAAAATACAAGGATATTTTTAGTAGTTATAAAAATTGTACATTTATAGATTTTAAAAATGTTAGTTTATTAGAAATAACTAAACTTATAAATGAAATTAATAAAACAGAATGTTTAAATTTAGACAAAAATATGATTACAAAAATCATAGATAGATCACAATATGATATTCGTCAAATATTATTTATATTAGAACAATGGAATATAAGTAAAGGAACATCTATATTATTTTCTAATTTTATTGATTCTATAGATATTAAATATGTTGATGAAGATTTATCTAAAAAAATGGAATATATATTTAAATCAAATGAGTTTAATATTGTTAAATTACATAATAAATTTTGTTCTGATCCACATGTTATATCAAATACTATTTATCAAAATTATCCAAATATAACTTTAGATAAAATATCACAAATAAAAGATATTTCTCAAAAAGATGAATTAGATCTATTAATGAATATGGAAAAGGTTATAAATAATATATCATATTCTAATATAATTCATAATGAAATATATGAAAATCAACGATGGGAATTATATAATGAATATGTTCATGAATCTTGTGTTATTCCAACATATTATTTGCAAGAAATGAATAAAAATATATTTAAGCAAGTAGAAACGACTTATAAAATTAATTTTAATTCATTTAAAGATATTTCTTATAATTTTATAAATTCTTATAATGAAGTTAAAAATATATGTAAAAAACAATTATGTTCTGATAAATTTAATCAAAACAAATGTGATTTAAATTTAAATGTTATTTTTGAACCACAAAATTGTTTTTATATAGTTGATATGTTATTAAAAAATATGATAATTGTTAATGAATATTTTAATAAGAATAAAAAGGGTAAAAATACTACAAAAAAGGAAAAATTAGAATTATATAATAATATAAATGATCCTATTGTAAAAAATGCATTAGATAAAATATTTCAAATTATTTATGATTATAAATTGTTTGAAATAGATATAGATGATTTAAATAAATTAAAAAAAGGTGATGAAGAAATTATAATAAAAAATTTCCAAAAAGTTAATTTGCGTGTTTTAAAACGTTTTTTAAATATATTTACATTTAGTGATAATAATAAAATTTTTAAATCTAATATAGAAACATCTTTACAATATAAAATTTTAAAATATTTATTAGATAATACAGATAATAGTACGAAGGTATCTGTAATAAATTCAGTTGAAGAAATGACAATTGATTTAGATAAAATATGGGGATTTTAAAAAATAATTGTATAATTATAATTTTTTTATAAACATCTGTGATTCTTGTAAACCAAGCTTTTTAATTTTTTTATGATATCCACTTAAAAATGCATCAATACCCCTTTGTGTTAAATCTTTACCACCCCATCCATAATCATCAAAAATCATAATACCACCTTTTTTTAATTTTCTAAAACTTAAAACTGCATCTTCTAAAACGTAATCTGGTTCGTGATTTCCATCAATATAAATAATATCAAAAAAATCATCATTTAAATTTAACAATTCTATATGAGAAAACCCCCTTTTTATAATTATTTTATCTTTACAATTGGAATTTTCAACGTTTTCTAGAAATGTTTTATATGTATTTTCTTGTTGATTTTTATATTCCGGATAATCATCGTAATCTAACCATGGATCAATACAATATAATTTACTATCTTTATGTCTAGCATATTTATTTGCAAATGAAAATAAATTAGCACCATAAAACACTCCTATTTCTAGATAATTAATAGGTTGTGTGTTATCAATTTTTATAATATTAGACCAATTATGTGATAAACGATATTGTATACCTTTAAAATTATTCATTATATTAATAGGTTGTGTGTTATCAATTTCTATAATATTAGACAAATTATGTGATAAACGATATTGTATACCTTTAAAATTATTCATTATATAAATATAAATATAAATATAAATATAAATATAAATTTTAAACGTATTATAATACATATAAATAAGAATTAAAAATTAAGGTCTAAATTAAGTATTTGGAGACAATGTTTTGCACATTCTTGTTCGCTTTCTATGACTTTACGACCAAAACCGATGCCTAATATGTATTTTCCAGATTGGTATATATCAAATAATTTTAGATAAATTTTGGGATTATTCGTTTTATATTCTAATAATACGTGATTTGTATACTTTTTTATGTTATCTTGAATAATTGGATCCATTGTATTTAATTGTGTTTCTGTAAATGTTAACATTCTAGTAAAAACTTTACGATAAAGAGGTCCTTCTTCGTTCAAAGAAACGTAAATAGGTGTACCCCAATTTTCTTGTTTTTGGTAAAAACGTTGAATTGAGTCTTTGAAATTATCGTTCTTTGAGATTAATTCAGCAAAGTCGATGATGTTTTCAATGACATTTCTGACAAAACGGTCAGCGTATAGATAACCATATTCGCCAAAATCTACTAAAATAGAACCAATAAATGCTTCAAATGAGTCTTCAAAAATACTAGGTGTGTTTCTGCCACGATCTAATGATAATATAGATTGATTTTCTACTTGTAATGATAGCAATAAAAATTTTTTAAATCCAAGTGTAACCGCAATTTTATGTAACATTGAACATTTTTCGATTTTGATTTTTAATTTTGTTAAAAATCCTTCACGTTCGTTTTCAAAACGTTCAAATAAGTATCTAGACATTGTTGATTTCAAAATATGATCACCCAAGTATTCTAAACGTTCACTTGATTGTTTTGGAATATAAAATTGTGAAATATCGTCATTTAATTTGTCATTTATTTTGTCATTTATTTTGTATTGGACGGCTTGAAAATAACTTTCATGTACAAATGCTTGTTGGTAATGTTCTAAATTATTTATTTTTAAAAATTGATTGTTGTCACCAATATTTCCAAAATAATTTAGAATATTTTCTACTTCTTCACGAGTAATCAAACGATTATTTGGATTGTCCATTTATGTTTTTAGAAATTATTTAAATTAAATTCAATTATTTTAATATGCACTTTTTTTACCGGTTAAAATGTCTATAATATAATTTACAACATTTGAAATCATAAGTGTATTTGTTTCATTGTCTTTATATGCAAGTTGTAATAATTTTTGTGATTCAATTAGTAATTGTAATTCGAAATCTATTTCCATTTCATTTTCTATTTCACTTCGTGTTAATAATCTATATATTTTATATCCGTCTATTTGACCATGATCTGTAGATATTTCCATTAAAGATCCTTTTAGATTACCTACTCTTCGTCGTAACCCTCCATATAATGGTAATGCGTATAATTCTTTTGTTTTATTATGTATTAATTTATAGGCGCTTTCTAAATCAATAAATAATTTACCACTTGGTAAATCAAGTTTGAATAATAAAATGTTTGTAGGACGAGTACCAAGACCTCTCCTTAAATCAGATTCTTGTAAATTTTCATTTTTTAATTTATATATACTAAAAATTGTTTGGAAATTTTTCCGATTAAATTGTTCAAATGAACTTAAATCTCTTTTTAAACTTTCTTTAAAATATTTAATTGATATACATTGACTTAATTTAAATTTACCTTTACTATCTAATTGTTTAATTGATACAAGATCAGACCATTGTTCTGGTGTATAATTATATTGTGTTGCAATATCTTGGCAACTAAGACAGTTGGCTTCAACCCATTTTTTATTATCTTTTGATAATGTTTTTTCATCTGGGTCATTATCTTTATCATCACATGTACTTAAATTGGATTGATCTTCATTAAATATTAAACTATTTTTATTTGATCGAGTTTTTGTATTTGGTAATCGATCTTCTTCAAATATGGGTTCTGGTGTTAGTGGAGTTGGTGGAACAGATGACATAGGATCAGTAGTTGTATCTTCATATCCCTGAGGTATACGTTCAGGTTCCAGAGATTGAGTTTGTGGAACAGATGAGATAGGATTAGTAGTTGTATCTTCAGATCCCCAAGGTTCATATCCCCAAGGTATACGTTCAGGTTCCAGAGATTGAGTTTGTGAAATAGCACGAGGACCAGTTGTATAAATTGGTAATGGAGTTCCTCTAATCCAAACTCCTGGTGTAATTTCATCTTGTCTTCTAGGACCTCTTATAGAAGGTGATCTAGGTCTAGTTCTAGTTTGTCGTGTAGGTGTTTCTGGGATATAAGTAGTAACAGGTGTTTCAGATATTTGTGGACTGACTTGATTTAAAAAAGATGATGCTGGTCTAGAAAAAGATTCTGTAATTCTTTGACTAGGTAAAAATCTAGGATCATCTAATAATCTAGGTCTTGTTGAAAAATTATGTACTATTATTTTACCTAACATATCTAAATCATTTAATGTAAATAAAATAGAAGATTGATCTGTAATTCGTCTTGTTAGTTTTAATAATAATTGGGATTTTAATGCTTGATTATTTTCTGGATTAATTAATTCACGTAAATATTTCATATCATATTTTTTTCTTTTTTTTATTAAATTATCGTTACTTGTTATTTCATCATATCTTCTTTCTTTTTGATTAAGAAAACGTTGTAACAAAGCTTCTCTAACTTCTAGATTAGAAGTTTCACGTGATGACATATATTATAATTATATATTTTTTATATTTATAATTATAATATTTAAATACATGCAATTAAGCCCTAAATAATATTACTATTATTTAGGGCTTAATTGTTTTATTTTTATTGTTTTGTTTTTTATTTTTTATTTTTAAGCTGATGCTTTTTTAGGAAAATGTTGAGAAAGATAACGTTGAAGTTTTAGATACGTATATACTAAAGGTGATGATGCATCATTTGGATCTTTATGTTCTACTGCTGGTCCAAAAAGTTTTTGTAAAACTGCATCTGGAACAATTTCACGTCTGTTATCGTGATTCTGAAGATCATTATCTTTAATATAAGTTGTAACATATCTAGTTACATCAGTTCGTGCAATAGGATCTCCTTTATTAATTCCAAAACGAGTTAGAAATGAATATAACTCATCTGAAACTACAACTGGTGAAGCAAAACCTGAAGGTTTTCTAGTTGAATTTTCATCACGTACTCTCTTCTTTCTACTTCTTTTAGAAGCTTCCTTTAAAGCTAGTTCATGATCACGTTGCATTTTTTTAAGTTCTTGAACTTCTCGTTTAAGTTCTAGCATTAAATCTTGTTTAGATTTAATAAGTCTTTCGAATCTTTGTTTCATTGAATCAACTTCAGTAGTTGATTCAACTACTGGTGTTTCTTCAACAACAGGTGTTTCAACAACCACTGGTGGTTCTTCAACAACAGGTGTTTCAACAACTACTTCTTTTGGTTTTGAAGTTGCTTTAGTTCTTGTAGTTTTTGTTGTAGCTTTAGATGTTACTTGTTTGCTCATTTTATTGTTTTAATTTATAAAGGAATTAAATTTAATAAATTTTACGCACTTTCTATAAAATTCAAAGGAAAAATACAATTAAAAATCAATTTTTTATTAATTGATTTTTATTTAATTAAAAATTTAGAAATAAAGATTGTAAGCAACATAAAGACCGGCAGCTGCAACAGCAAATTTAACATATTTTTCAACGTCACCACCACCAGTGAGTTTATTAACGGCATCTGTACCATTGAAGGCTACTAGACCCCAATTGAGAGCCCCAGCAAGAACTAGAACTTGAGCAAGTTGTAAGAGAAGTTTCATGTAATCCATTGTTTATTATTTTATAATATATA